GGAGTTTAATACCCGGGAAAACCCGAAAGGGTCAACCTGTTTTCCACGGATGGAATGCTCGTCGAAGAACAGTTCGTACGCGACCCCGTGTGTGGGCGACATATAGTCCATTCTGAGAAGAATGACTAATATGCTGCTTATGCACGGTTGAAGTGACGTGTTGGTTTTGAGCTGCATAAAGAGCAGCAACATAAACCGCCTCGTCACTGAAGCGTCTCGGAGTAGGGGAAGAGTCAAGTGTATAATACACGTGACCCTCCCAACCTCTTCGTCTGTAGGAAGAACCACCGATAAATCGGCGGTCCCAATCTACAACGAAATGGCCGTCTCCGTAACCGTCTGGACCTTGCAAGACATGAAATGGTTTTTCAACCAAGTCATAAAGAGCGTCATATAAAGCGTTCCACCTCCGATCATAACGATCAGGGGCGATTCGCCAAATATGGTTACACCACCCTATTAAGGTGGCATTGCTCGGACGTCTTTTAAGGAACAGGGGTCGAACAAGTTCACCTAAGAACCAGTCTTTTCCGCAACTTTCCCGAAAGGGGCCGTTTTGGTAGGACTTTGCTTCGTTTACTTTAAATCCGAAAAAGTGCAATACTTTACGGAATAAAGAGACTGCGTCGACGGGGATAATTATATCATCTCCATAGACGCTCACGTCAGTACAAGGGATTTCTAAGAAATCACAAGTAGCACGTGAGAGAGCTAGGAAAATTAAACTTTCTAGCTCAAACGTATACCCATTACCCATACTTGAGAATTTATTAAATTCATAATATTTTCCTTCGTATGTGTAGCGAGGACTACGACAGCTCTCTAGTAAATCGAACCATGGAAGCGGGAGAAGCTCTAATACTGTCATATACGAAATTGTATCTGACGCCGAAGAAAGATCAATAGTTGCCAACGTGTTAGATAAACTACCACGTTTAGCAAGATACTGATTTCTCTCCTGAGTATTGAGATTACATCCTGCTTTACGGAGACGATTGCGCATATATTTACCAATTCCCAATTGAACAAAACTGTTCAAGAGGGGCTCGGTGCATATAGCACGCATAGTCTTCGCATTCTTAGGGACGAATCCTAAAGCACTCCCACTGACCTCTTGAACCTCGATCATTTCTGATCTTAGTTCGTGAGGGGTGGGGACCGATCCTAAAGATCGATAACAACTCCAAGCAGGGCATGTTTCCATGACCTGAGGGAGCAAGTGTTTTAGGTTACCGGTAAAGGTAAGCTCCGCGGTCAACTTGTCGTAGATACTTGTTGTTCTACACAAGCCGACGTTGTTGCCAGGACCAAAGCTGATCGAGAGATCTGCAAGTTTAGGACAAGGACCCAATATACGAGTGATTTTACGCATAGCGCTATACCATATAGCACTTAGAGCGTGATCCTGAAAAACAGGATCCTCACGACGTATAAAACGGTCATTGACCAGCTTGCACTCGATTTCGCTTTGTATGAAGCTCTCCATAGCCTTCTTCTTAGTGTCAATGACATTTGGGAAGAATTCCGCTTTCGAGAAAAGCTTGATGCACTGATAATCTAGATAAAACTTATCCGGATTATCGTAGTCATTAGGATCAATCTCCATATTAAGGTACTCGTCATAAGACTCGTACTTTAAACGGAGGTAAACCCCGAGACTAACAGGTGAATCGACTTCTTCGAAAAACGAAGTGGCTGCAGAGACGAGTTTGCCGAAAGGCAAATCTCGACGAGCGGACCGAAAGGTACGCTCAAGCAAATGTTTTGTTTGCTTCTTCATAATTTGTACTCCAAAGTTGATTGAACAGTTCTACTCTGATCTGGTAATGAACTACGTTACCTTGATTTAAAGTAGAGACTGAGCACGATGACAAGGACGATAATCACGAGTGATATATCGCCCCGGTAAAACTGGTCGCTCGAAAGAGCACCAGTGACATCGATGATCTCGCCGGACATTTTAGTACGGCGGGTCCATATCAACAACGACTGCATCGACGACAGTGTGCGCGAGGAGATTCTTGCAATAAGCAAGAAGATCATCACGTTCAGCCTCGGTAGCACGAGCAGGTATGATAAAGTCCATGTTACCGGACAATACATACGCGACCGTGGGACCAGGGGTGAAACCACTGGCGGCGGTAGCAGCCGTTTCGAGTACAGGTATCTTGACACGCAAGGTCACCTTGTAGTTGCCATTTTCCTGGGTAGGAAAACGGTTCCCGATCGAGACAGAAGGATATCCAGCCATAATACCGTCGACTTTGTCGTGGTACGTGGCCAGGGTCTCCCCAGCTCGCGTGGGTTCGAATGAATGGGCGACAGGTGTCGCTTGTCCATCATCCAGGGAAAGGGTTGCTATAGCACCCATAACATTATCTCCTATGGAGTTAGTGTTCCTCTAAGACAGGATTATCTTAGAGGTGTGTGACTACAAGTAGCCACTGCGGCTAGCGCCGAAAAGCATTGCTTAACAGCGCTATACCAGAGGTAGCTCGTTGAAACCCCATTGCTTCCGCAAAATTGGAAACATAGAGTATCTTCGAGATAGATGGCACGTCATCAAGTACCTCCCTCCAGAAACGAGTGCTATCAATATTGATAGAAAACGTTCCGGGGTTTGGACTGCTGGATCTGTATTCGACCGTTGCATTTGCCTTAACTTTAGTAAGTTTAGACAAGGAGCCGCGATCAAATTCAGTACCAGCTAAAGCTGACTGTGCTGCTATCCATGAGCCCACTGGTATGAACCAGTCAACCACAAAGGAATATGGGAGTAATTCCCATGCTACGCTGAGAGGATCGTAAAGACCCAACCCGGCGAAGTTCCTAGTGGATTGGTCGATAATTCGTAGATAAACTACTATACCGACCGTAGACTTGGATTCACCGCTGGCGTCAATGGAGTCAACTCCATTTCCGCCGACGTACCTAGGATCGCTTGACTTCGAATCTCCTACTCGGATGACTATGTCGGAAGGTTCAACTTCCCACATTAGGGACAGTGCTTCTGCACCGTTCCTACAGTCTTGTAATAAGGGTTTCCACCCGTATTGCAATTCCAACCAGGAGTTAGAAGCAAACTCTTCAAGAGCACCACGCTTACGCGCCGTATTGGAGAGCCGGTTTAGATTTCGTACATGACGAGATCCAGAACCGAGCCCAATTGCTTGGGCAGCTCCAATAACGTCGCCTCGTTTCAGACTTTTAAAGGTCCGAGCGAGACGGCGAGCTGTGTCGCCAATCAATGCAAAGGCTTTGGGGGCTTCCGCCGCCGTAACCAATGCTTGAAAGTCGCCACGGCTGGCTGCGTCATAGAATTTACGTATTGCACGAGCCTCAGCGAGGCTCTCTTGCGAGTCGTAAAGACCAAGACTAAGCGTGGAACCAGGAGCCCCACTTAAAATGTGGCTTCCGGTTGCTACTTGGCAGTTCGCATTGAGGATGTAATAGTTCGGGTTCGAAGAACCAGAAAATTGCACCTTCTCTACGAGATTGGAGTTAAACTTATCCCAATAACGATAAAAGTTATGGGGAGGCAGTTTCCCTCCTTCTGCAATGGTTTTATGGAAGTTTGCCGTTACATCCCACACTGGGGTACCGCGACGATCGATAGTAGGATTAATTACTACCGGTGTCTCGTTACCACGCCAGTGGTGGATAATAGCGGTATCAACCGTATCACCATCGTGAGTAGCATAACTCATGAGATTTAAACCTCCTAAGAGGTATAAACCCCTAGGTACTAAAGTCGTGATAAACAGGATTGTTTACCACAGCAGCCTTTCCTTACGGAAAGTAAGCGGTCATAGACCGCCGGTAG